TTCTTTACAACTATCTTGTTCATCTTAACCTTTTGAAAATGATCAATTAAATTCTAAATGGCTAGAGTGTTACCCGTTTAATTACCCGTTTTTAAACACACTCGACTTAAAAGAAAGCCTGCAATTAGCAGGCTATCATATCAGAATTATCTTTGTGTTTTTCGACAACTTTCTTAACACTAGATTCGTGCCAAAACACTTCTTTCTCACTAACCTTAATTGGTTGTGGAATTTCACCATTCTTGATCATGCGATAGAATTTAGTCCGGCCAATAGACATTAGCATCATAAATTCTTTAGCACGTACACGACGATCAATCTCCATTTACTCCTCCTTACTTTCCGCTTTAGGGTTTGCCCACCAAAGAACAGGGCCATTTTCTGAATCAAATGCTGCTATTAGAAATAAGCCTTCTTGTGGTGGCTGCGGCTTCCAGTTGGACCAATCACTAAGATTATCTTCTGGAATCTCTTCAATATCCCAATAGTCAAGGTTTTCGATTTTTATAGAAACACCAAGGTTCTTTTGCAGTTGTGCCCATTGTTCTTTTGTATAAAACTCAGCATGCTCTCCAATTGTGTCATGTAGCTCTATATCAGGATGGAACCAGCAGCTATTTAAATCATCCGGTACTTGTGTTGGTTGTATTTGATATTTCATTCCTCAGCTCCATATCCGTAAAATTGTTTTGCCTCATCAAAGCTTTTGGTTACAAGGGGAGCAGAACCTTTCTTGTAGCAAATTACAATTTCATCAAATTTAAAAACACGTTCAGCAGTCTTCAAATCAAAGCATTGATACATTGCTTGGTTGAACCAGCTTTCTACATAAAATAGTTTTTTAATATGATCCTTACGGGTGCCGTGCCATTTCTGGACTTTGATAACATCATCGAAAATTTCTAAGAAAAAGTTGTTGCCTTCCTTTTCATGCATTTTTCTATAACGATCAACAGCTCGCTCCGCTATCTCTTTTGAGGCTGCTGGGGTTTGTTTAAAAGGGCTATCGCCTTCAGGTCGCATTGCAACTGCCCATAAAGTTGATTCACTCATCCTTCAGCTCCCGATACGTTTGGCACACTATGAAAATGCATCCAGTGTGAAGGCGCATCATTATGATAATTTGCCCATACACTATTTAAATCTTCATCAATAGTCATATAGTCTTGTTCGGGGGTAACATCAGGTGCATCAGCCCAACAAATAAGTACCATTATGTCAGTTGGCGGCCATTCATCATCCACGCTGATCCAAGTCGGCAACACCTGAGCACTGGCGTCATTCCATGCGGCATCCCAAATCAACCAAGCTTCATGACGAGGACTAGTTGGTAAATATCTGTGTCCTGTTAGTGCCTCTTGTCTATCTAGTTGACGTTTTAAACTTTCATAACTGCAATTACATTTTTTGGCATGAAATCTTTCAAAAGCTTCTCTTTTTTTATTTAGATCAATCATTACCTAAGCCCTCAAATATTCTTCTTTAGTCCACTCAACAAACTCTTTATAAAGTTGTTGAGCGGGTTTGTTTAATCGGTTGTGATAGTCGATCGTTATGCGGCGCCAAGCGACTGGTACCGCATAATGTTTGGTTAGAAACATTGCTTGATCCATGCCTTGCCGGACTATTACATAGCCCAGCAATTGCAAGTAGTACATAAAACCAAGCATGTGTTTTTGGCTTACTTTCTTGTACTGATCTTTCATATTAGAAGCCATCCACTAATAGATAATCAGGCTCTGCTTCTGGTTGAGAAACTGCTGGATTTTCTAATTCATAGCGGCGTTTTCTCACATACCCCATTAGCTTCGGTTGAATCTGCGGATCTCGTGCAGCCACGTCTATTTCCAAAGCATCTAGCGTTGTAAGGTCTGGTGCAGTTTGGATTTGAACCATTAAAGAGGGTGGCTCATTCGCAGATGCCTTTTCTTTTTCTAGCTCTTCAAGACGTTTGTGAGTGGCGAGAAGGATAGGCTTCATTTGTTCGTCATCCCATGTGCGGGTATAACGATAAACCGCATTTACTTCTGCAGGTGTTTTTGACTCTTTTACACGCTGTAGAAGAGTATCTAGGGTTTGCTGATACTCATTGTTTTTTTCTTGCTCAGGTGTAGGCTGAGTTAAAAAATCTTCAGGTGAAGACACATAAGGTTGTTCTGTAATAACAATCGCACTATCTAAAGCTGATCCTATATTTTCTGAAATATCTTCGGATTGCACCAATGAGTCTTCAGAAGTAGTTACATTTGTTTGCTCAGTAATAACAATTGTAGGTTGTTTAACTTCATCAACAATTTCAGAAGTCTTTTCTACAACTACTGTCTGTGCACCTTTTGATTTCTTAGCACGCTGTTTCTTTGGTTCGTCACCTAGGCGAATAACACTAAAATCGTCACTAACTTCAAAACCTAACGCTTTAGATAGTGCTTTTAATTGAAGCTTGGCGTTTTCTGCATCACGTTGAACAAAGCCGCTATTAATAGATTCAATTAATGCGGTGGTTCTAAAATTCACGACGTAAATAGAAGGCGAATATGTAGTAATTACAAAAACATCCTGTCCTTCCTCATATTCATCAATAGTTAATGGCTTTGTGAATGTAATGCCAGCCAGCTCAATAGTTTCGATTTTGATGCAGAATTCAAAACCCGGTTTACCAAAAACAGAAGCGGGGAATTGATCTAAGTCAGAAAAGTCCAACATGTCTCCAATAGGACGACATAGAACAGTTTTACCTTTTTGAAGTGCTGCAAATGCTTCTTGAGCAGTTAAAATATTTTTCATGCTGTCATCCCCGTTTTCGCCAAAGTTTCAATGTCTTGTTTAACTGCTGTTAGCTTTGCCGCTTCAATTTGAATAAGGGCATCTATGCCGAAGTGCTCACAAACTGTTTTTACATCGAGGCCCCGTTCAGCAATAAAGTTTTGAAGTTCATCTCTTTGTTGATCTGAGATACCGTTAAATTCAGGTGGACTAATCCAAGTGCCACGTTGCTTATCAAACGTGCAATTCAATGCTTTAGCCCTCATTAACATTGCTTGGCGCATGTTCTGGTAATACATATGTTCTTTATCAAGCGACTCAGTTAATTGATTAAGGTCACCTGCATGCTCTGCTTCCTCACAGCTTTGTTTCCAGTTTTCTAGCTCTTCTTGGGCTTTAGCTGCTGCAAGTTGTGCAGGCGTTAAGGTGTTAATGTGATCTTTAGCTTGAGTAATCAGGTCAGCCAAGAAAGTAGGGTGTGCTTTAAGATCAGGTACCCATACTTCACCGGTTTCACCGCCTAAAGCACCTGAGTTTTTCGCATGATGTGTAGGCGAGGGTTTAAAATTAATAACGCGGGCATTTTTACCTTCACCTGTAGTAACAGTTGTTAGATAACCCATGACATCTGCGATACGGTAAAGCTCGTTACGGTTTTTACCACCTAAATCTGGTCGGTAAATAATTTGATCACCATTTTGATCTTCTGATGCGTGTGCAATGAAAACAACATCTTTACCTAAACTGATCAAAGTATTGATGTATTGCTTGAATGTTTGGTTCGCTAAACCTTGAGCCTTTAACTTTAAAGAGCCATCTTTTTGACGGTTATTAGCAGTTAGCAATAGATGGGTTTTAATGCATTCAAGCATTGCACCCACGGTATCAATGACTACGGTTTTATATGGTGCTAAGTCCTGCGGAGTAAGGTTTGCAACATCACTCCATTGTTGAACCTGTACAACCGCACCACGACGTAATTCACCAGTACGGTGAGCACCACGGTCAAAGTCAAAAGAAATTGCTTTTTCCGCAGTAAAGCCCATCGATGATTTACCTAAACCCGGATCAGCGTATAGGTACACAATAATTGCTTGAACCAATAAAGTTTGGTCAGCAGTAATAATCGGTAGAGCCATTTTATTATCCTTATCTTGAGCCAGTGAAGCCGCGCTTAGTTTTATAAGCTTTGCGGTCATAAGTAGGAATGTTTGTTTCACGCAGTTTTATAGCGAGCTGCTTTCTGCGTTGGAAGTCGATTACTTGCATAAGAGAAGCGAAAATCTTTGGTTCCTTAGCTTTAAATTGCTCAACATTAAGTGGCTTTTTAACGCCATCTTTAATTTCGTAAAGTACTGAGCCGTTAGCGTTTGCAGCATAGATAGCCCACTTAATACGTACGGAATAAAGACCTTTATCATCACGGCCCAAATAAGACTTGTAGCCGTCAGGATGTTTTTTGAAATTAGACATGTTCAGCCTCCTTACATTCGCATGTACCAACAAAGGCATACGTAAGCGGGCTAGGAGCATCAACAGGTGAGACGTCCTTAATATTTAAAGGAATAATTTCTTTGCGATATTTAACTAAAACCAGATCACCTTCAAGGCAATTGACAATTCCTTCTCTTGAAGAAAAACGTGCAGATTTAGAAGATTGGGTTACTCTGCAAAATGAAACCTTATCACCAGCTTTGATTTTTGAACGGTCAACAGGAATCATCTTCTTGCAAATAGGGTAGTTATAATCTTTCATTAGGCTGCCTCCAACCATTTATTACGGTCGATATAGCCCGCTAATAAAATATTTATGTTTTTATGGTCGTCATGATTGGTGAAATCATTCCAAGGTTTGCCGCTTAAGTCAGTTACTGACTCAATAGCAAGGTTAGTAATTTCAGCTGCTGTAAAATCAGATCCAGCTACACCATAGCTATCAGCTACGCCGTCAAAATCGAAGCTTACGTTTAATTTGAAGCCGTCAATGCGGATAACTGCTTCACCAGATTTTTCTCCAGTTTTCTTAACAGCCAGAAGTTCATATTCAGAAGCAACGACTTGCTCGCTTTCATATGAGTAATTAGAAGGGACGCTAGAATTAGCAGTTCGATATTCACAAGAACTCAAGGCTACAAGTACAGCAATTGCTGTAACTCCAGTTACCTTATGCTTGTTTGAAAAGGTTTTTACGTTCATAATTGATCTCGCAGTTTGCAAAGCACATCAGATTTAGCGGTCGGTGTGCTTTTTTGTTGTCTACGAGATAAAATTATCAAAAGATAATTTAGTTAGCAATAGCAAATGATAAATAAATTTATCATTTTTGATAATTGTATGATTATTAAGGCAATAAAAAAGCCTGATTATTTATCAGGCTGATAATGTAATTTTTTATATTTTTATACTTCTCCGCATCTCCAGCGTACTAAACCTTTAATTTGAATGGCATCTAAATCTTCCTTTTCAATGTGCTCATCTGGAAAGGTTTCTTTGTCGGGATTATCACTAACAATTCTTAAGCCGCCGTTGGTTTTTCTAAAAAGTCTTTTTATTCTTAACTCTTTATTTGCAACAAAAGCGTAAACTTTATCACTAATGACTTGATCAATCGTTTTTACTCGTAGGTCTGTAAGAATAGCATCCGCATGATTGATTGTTGGCTCCATGCTTCTACCATCACCAGTAATAATACCGGTATCTTCATGGCTTAACGAAAGCCCACATTTACGGATAAAACTTTCTTTAAAAACCAGCCCGCCTTTAATCAATTCATCTTCATTTGTATAACCATTACCACATGCAGCTTTAATGTCATACATCGGAATAATTACATAGTCACCTGAATCATCAAGGTTTGAAGCAGGACGAATAACACCATTCTCAATTTTACTTTTACCAAACGGACTTGATTCATCAAGTAGGTCCAGAAAATTTGCCTCTAAATTTAACTCTTTTTCAATCTGCCGCGCTTTCGCCTCGCTAACACCTCGTGAACCTTTTTGATCAGGCTCCATAAGCATTTGAGAGAGATAGGTTTTGTCGATGCCTACAGCAACTGCAAAGTCTTCTTGACGCTCGTAAATTTTGTCAGAAAGTAACTGGTCAATTAGCTTACGCAAGTTCTTACGACGTATTTCTTTAAGATTCATGGACACAACATTCATAAGCCAACTAATTATCAAATGATAACAATAAGGGATAAATTTTGCTAATTATCCTATTGCAATTAAAATTATCAAAAGATAAACTCATGTGATAAATTAATTATCAATGGGTTTATCAATGGAAGTGGAAGTATCAACCAAATCACTTGCTGATTACCTTAATTCTTTGCCTAACAAAGAAGCTAAAGAGAAGTTTGCAAAAAAATGCGGATCAACTCTTGGTTATTTACGTTTAGTCGTAAACAAATTTCGTTTTTGTAGCGCAACTTTGGCAATTGCCTTAGACCGAGAAAGCCACGGAAAAGTTAGTTGCGATGAATTATGCCCAAATGCTGACTTTGACTATGTAAGACGTAGCACAAAACCCAAGCGTACCGCATAGGAACCATTATTCACTTACGCCTTATGTGCGTATACGTGAAATTTAAAGAGGTATTCACATATGAGTGAAATTCACTTAAGCCCAGAGGCTAAAACGGCAATTTACAAAATTGTTCACCAATCGCAAGGAATTTCACCGCAAGAAATTGCAAACGTACTTGGTGACTCTTACAAGAGCGTACTTAATTACGCAAACCCAAATATGGAAAGCCATTTACCAAGTATTAAGAAGCTTGAGGCAATGATTCAGTTTACACGCAACCCAGCTTTAGTTAAGGCATGGGCACACATGCTTGGTTATGTTCTAGTGCCAGCTAATCAAGTGGATGAGAAAGGCCATGAAGTCAGCATTGTTGAAACCTTGCTACATATAAATATTAACAATGGCCAAACCAATCAACAGGTCCACAAAGTTTTAGAGGATGGAGTTGTTACGCCTGCGGAATTAGCAGATACAGAAGAAATCTTAGAAGAAATGGAAAACCACATTCGCCAACTTCGAGAGGCGCTTAAGTCGGAAGCTGCAACTTATATTTCTAAGGTAAAGAAAGAAAAAGCCTGATCTCGTAAATCAGGCTTAGTGTTCAAACAAGGTGGATTAAATGAACCATTCAATATTAGCAGACATTGAACTAAATCGGAAGATTAGTTTGTTTCAAAAAGCGGTTGAGGCTTATGTGCTTAATCGAACTCTCGAAAACTCTATGGCATTGGCTAAAGCGAAAGCTGATTTAGCTGCATTTGTATTGAGAGGTGTTTGATGGGTGCATTGACGCAGGCTGAAATTATTCCAATTTCAAAAGGTAGGGACAAGATGACAGACAAGTTCGAAAAGGGCTATGTGATGTCTAGTCGTCTTTATCGTAGTGATGTGCGTCCATTTCTTAGTGATGCAGCACGTAATGTGTATGCTGAACTGGAAGACCGCATCAATGGTTTTAAAGACAAAACTACTGATTTTGTAAGTTACTCTCAATTGCAGGGCGGCAAGCTTGAAGGTTCTAAAAAACTAAGCACTACTACAGTTCGTAAAGGCCTAAAAGAATTAACCGATTTAGGCGTTGTAACTGTTGTTAGTTCTGATTCAAGAAAGGGTAATGAATACAGAATTAATGAGGTGTCATTAGTCGAGCACTTTAAAAACTGCAATACCACTTTAGAAAGTAAAGCACTACAGAAAGTAAAGCGCGAGCACTTTACTAACGAAAGCGCCAGCACTTTAGAAACTAAAGACACAATAGAATTATATAAAAATATTTATAGAGAGGAGAGCACACAAGAAAATCCAGTTGATGAAATTCTGAATCTCTGGACACCAGATTTACATTCTCTGAATTCTTGGATGCAAAGATCTGGATTACCAAAAGTATCTCAAGATCAGGTTGACCAACTCCTTCTTGAAATCAACCCACACTACGAAAACAAAATCATCACTGGTGCAGTAACAAGCACTCAGATGTATTCAAATTTCGTGAGGTGGGTTAAGCGTGACTACAAGCTCGTAGAGCGTTTATTCCAACAAGCAAGTGGTATTGCACAAAACATCAATCCTTCTGAACTCAAAGTAGATATGGGGGATTGGTAATGTCGCATATTCATAACATTCCAATGGAACAAGCGGTTCTTACAGCTTTGATGACTGTGGACAACTCGTTTGACGTTGTAAGCAATGATCTTGATGTTGAGTGTTTCTTTCCAGAACGCCATAAGCAAATCTTTCAGGCAATTGCAGACCTTGCGAATGAAAACAAACCGTATGACTTCGTTATGGTTGAGCAGCAGCTTAAACAAAAAAACGTAATTCATTTGATGGGTGGATCTGAATACCTGCTTCAAATGAGCAGCGAAGCGCCTTCAAGCTTTTACAACCTGGAGTCTTATGTTGCAGAACTAAACAAGTTCAAGGCACACCGTGAAGTTGAGCATATCGGGCAAAGCATTGCAGAGATTGCTAAAGACTTAACAATCCCTGATGTTCACATTGCAGCAGAAAGCATCCTGGATGGGAAGAAAACGTCAAACGATGTTGAGAAGACTAGCTTCACATTTGAAGAGGCTTTGAATCGTGCTATAGATCGTTTAATCCAAAAGGCTGAGGCTAAAGCTAACAAGCAGTACACAGGCGTAAAGTTTAACTTAACTCACCTGGATAACCTTGTTGGATTAATTCAAAAAGGACACTTCTGCATCGTGGGTGGTCGTCCTGGTTCAGGTAAATCAACTCTAGCTCAAATGTTAGTTATTCAGACAGCAGTGCGATACAACGAGCCTGTATTGGTTGTATCTGCCGAAATGGATGTAGAGACATTCACAAACCGCTGTATCTCAGCTTTAACTCAAATCCCTTATGACAACATTCATAACGCTGAATTATTTGATGGGATGTTGGCTCAATTTGCAGATGCTCAAAGACGATTCAGTTCTTTGCCAATCCATATCGAAGATAAGCAAAAGCCGACAATTGCAGAAATACATTCTTGGGCTCGTAAAGCTAAGCGCAAATACAAAAGACTAGGATGCATCGTTATTGATTACCTTCAATTGGTTCGTGACCCAAGTAAGAAAGACCGTTACCAGGAAGTAAGTTCAATTAGCCGTGATTTAAAAGCACTTGCTAAAGAGTTTGATTGCCCAGTTATCGCATTAGCTCAGCTTAACCGTGAGTCTGAGAAAGGCAAGCGACCTAAAGCATCAGATCTAAAAGAATCAGGTCAGATTGAACAAGACGCAGATCAAATCATCCTGGCGAATCCAATCATTGGTGAAGACGACCTACCGTCAGGTGTCACCGAATTAATCGTTGCTAAAAATCGTCATGGCAAGAAAGGCGTAGTTCGCGTTATGGACCGCTTAGATATCTGCCGTTTTGTGACTATTCGAGAAGAAGGAATGGCTGCATGAAAACTTTAAATAGAACAAAGAAATTGAACTTTGATGACCAGCTTAGCTTACTCGTGTTTGGCTGTCATGCATCAGCGCCTTTCAGTGTCAAAGACGTGAAGGAATCAGTGTTTGATTTCAATCGAGGAACCATCTACAGCAATCTTCAAAAATTTGTTGAATGGAAATATTTCGAACGTGTTGGGAAAAATCATTACAAGGCAACTCAATACGCAAAAGACATCCTGAATGTTAAAGGGGAGCTGAAAGCATGATCGAATTTGTAGATTACAACGCAATGATGAAGCTGCGTAGAGCGTACAACCTCGGTACTCGTAATGAAGAAACAAGAGCAGCAGCGAACCTCTACGAGAAATTAAGAAAGCTGAAAATGCTAGACCAGCTCAAGCAGGAAGCCATGACTAGACGTTACAAGGAGGCGGTATGAAACCAGATCATTTTATTCGTGAGCAAGGATTGGATAAGGCGCGAGAGGTTGTTGAAGGCATCCCAAGCAAATATATGGAGTGTTACTACTCAACATTATGCTACTGCACCAAAGCAAAAAAGTATTCAGATCGTTTTAATCCAAGAATTGAACTTGTGAACATGGCGGATCTCAAACGCTTGGTGGAGTCGATTGATCTGATCAAGTGGCATGGTGGCACTAAGTTTGCCAAAGACTACCTAGCGCGGAATAAAGCAAAGCATCCAAATGTAAGCGGCTGGGATGAATTGGAGCAGGCAATCAAAGACCACGAATCAATATATGGAGGCGGGGATGAGTAAAGTTCACAATTTAAAAACTGATCCAGAAGTTTTTCAAGCTGTTGTTGATGGTCGTAAAACATTTGAGATTCGTTTCAATGATCGAGATTTCAAAGTTGGCGATGAGCTGATTTTGCTTGAGACGATACATTCAGGCGAGCAAATGAAGCAAGGCATGCCGCTTCTATATTCAGGCAATGAACTTCGTAAAACCATCTCTTATGTCTTAAGCGGGTATGGGCTGCAAGAAGGATGGGTAATTTTAGGGATTAAAGGAGCCAGCCATGAGTGAGTTTAAAGGTGTTTGCATCGATTGTGGCTCTCCAGAGCTTTATTCAAATAGCGAAATAAGACAGCCAAGAATGTGTGTTGATTGCTATGCGGCAATGATTGGTTTTGCGCGGGTTGGGGGTTCTTTTGTGGATTCGGACACATTAGGCGACGACTTCCCCATAGAAAACCACATTTCGCCGAATTGCAAAGTAACTGAAGTTCACATTAACGAAGCTTACAAGCTTAATCGATTGGGGTGAAGAATGGATAAGTGTAGAGAAGAGTTTGAGAAGCAAAAGTACTGGATTGGGCTATTTAGAGACGCGGTTGATTTTGATGAGGAGCTTGGTCGATATGTTTTAAACGGTCAAAGAAAGCTTTACGCATTTCACCTCGATTCATTTAACGAGAAATGGGCAATTTGGCAGGAAGCATGGCAGCACCAGCAAGCGAAAGTGGAGGAGCTGCAAACCCAATTATCGCTACAACGTCAAAGAGTAAAGGCTTTTGAAGAAGAGCTTACTAGTTCACGTAACTATGGTGACGAGCTGCAAAAGAGGGTGGATGAACTTGAGTTTCAACTTAAAGATTGGAAGCAAAAATCAATGCCTGCAATGCTAAATGGTATGTGTGGTCGTTGCGGTAAAGAGCCGTTGCAAGGAATTGGCTCAGATAAAGAAGATTATGCGCTACTACATTGCTTTGGTTGTGGTGCAAACAAATACGAATGGATAGGAGAGCAAGCGCTCAAGGGGGAAGGATGAAAGCAACCAAGATCCCATGTGAGCATGACTTGCTAAGTAAGAACGACGACACATGGGCTAATGCTGTGATGCGCTGTAAGGGTGGAAGCCCTTACTGTGGAGCAGACGGTTATTGTCATGCAGGCGGCACCTGCTTTGCGGACCAAGAACTAACAAGAGAGCAAGCAATCTTAGAAGTAGATCGCCTAGCTCAAGAATTACATAACTCAAAGATTGAAAACGACAAGTTAAGAAATGCAGCTAGTCAGCTTGTTAATCAACTTGAATTGGCGAAAGAGCAGAACCTAAAGAACGGTAATGATCAGAGAGTATTTGCTTTGAAGTTCTGTATCCATGAAATCAAGAAAGCGATGGGGTGACCAATGACCACATTCAAAGAGGCTCAAAGGGTCCAGTCACAGAAGGCAGCTCGTTCAAAGCGATTTAATCGAGTGCCTACAGAAGATCAAGAACAGATGACGCTCATGAGTTGGGCGCATCGAGTGAAGTATGGTTCAGGTCGTTTGAGTGATTACCTGTTTCATATTCCTAATGGTGGCTCAAGAAACATCCTTGAAGCTGCAAAGTTTAAGAAGTTGGGCGTGAAGGCTGGTGTTCCAGACCTTCAGCTAATTGTTCCAAATGGTGAGATACACGGGCTTTGGATTGAGTTGAAGTCAAAGAAAGGGAAGTTACAACCAAGTCAAAGGCTCATGATTCAACGCTTAGAAGAACAAGGTTACATGTGCAAAGTCTGCTTCGGTGCAGATGAAGCCATAGATGAAATTAAAAAGTACTTGATGATTTGAGGTGGCGTGATGGAACTAAAGGATGACAAAGGCTTGCAGTACATTCTCTTCGGATTGCTGCTAATCGTAATCGGTTCAATCGGCAAGTTGGTAAGTATTTGGATGTAAGGGGATAGAGATGGACTACAACAAGGCTGTCGTAATTATCTTTTCGGTACTTATGGTGGCAATAGTTTTGATGACAGTATTTGGTAAGTAGGTGACGGTATGAATGCGGCAGTAAATCACATTATGCAAACAACGGACTGGACCAAATACAGTCTAGAAGAATGGCTTTATCAATTTGGGGCTTGGATGTACTCAAATTCTGGAACTTGTGGAAAGAGCATAAACCCGATTGCTGTCGCTATGGATCAGGCTGCCAAAAAGCGCAAGCAAGAAGTGAAAGGCAAAGAGCAGATCATGGCAGATTGGCTTTGTTCTGATGATCCAGTTATCCCTAAAGGTCGTGGGCGTATAACATGTGAAATCACAGACAATGAAGCGCGTGCAGTTCAACGCCTCATCTTAGATATGCAAGGGCAATCAGAAGTGTTGGACGAATGGCTTGATGCTGTAATCAAAAGATACTTCTATAACAACTCTTGGTCAGAAATGGTTGTAACTCAAATGAATCCAGTTGGAGATATGGTTGTTGTCTATTCCCAAAATGATGCTAGAGCAGATGTTAAATGTGGTTTAGCTGCAATTCACTGCCGTTATAGTTTTATTAAATACAAATAGGTATAGAACTTGACCTTGTACAAGGCATGTGGCATATTTATGTTAGAGTGGTGCGAAGTGTAAGTAAGGTGCCACTAGGTGATGGATTCTTACAGCGTCTTTCGCCGATCGAGATTAAATATGCCCTAGAGTGAAATAGTCTGTAAGCCTCAAGGGTTCTCACCAATTTTAAAAGCTCATCATCCGATGGGCTTTTTTTTATTGCCTCAACCCTTGGCATTGGTTTATCACCAGCACATCATGAGGGCATAAAGGGTTTAGACATGGCTTGATGATGCCACCTAACACATTCGCTTGTATGTGGTTGATCACAAGCAAAAACCGAGAGCTACTTATCAGGCTTTCAAACCAAAATTGATAAGCGCTTTATTTGGTCATTAAAGTGAGTAGAAGGGTGCGGGTTTTGAACAAGACACTACCCTTGGATTGACCACCTAAAGAGGTGAGTATTTACTTGCGGATTGGCGACCCCTTAACACATCAGTCAGCCTTAAACTACGTTACTGCTCAGCCCAGTTGTTCATTTGAATAGCTGGGCTGTTTTAATTCAGTTTCCTCTTTATGCCCTGCTTCGGTGGGGCTTTTTTATGCGCCATTCGTCTAATTGGATAAGACATCATAATTCTAGTGTGATTGATGTGGGTTCGAGTCCTGCATGGCGTGCCAATGGTTCTGTAGCTCAATGGTAGAGCAGCGAGCTTATACCTCGTAACGACAGATAATCGGCTGATGCTGGTTCGAATCCAGCCAGAACCACCAATTAATTTAGAGAAGCAATTTATACTGTTATAGTGGACCGGGGATTCCCAGTCGGTTGCTTCATCTAAGTTAATACAGGTGAGGTGATCATGCTGGAATTTTTATTAATGATTTTGGCTGTAATTGTTGGCATACCTGTGTTTTTCTTCATAGTCTTATTATCTTGCATAGTTACAGGCTCTAGTGTTGATCCCGATGATAATGGGTTGCTTAAAACTAAAAAGCAAAAAGAAGAATGGCGCAAAGAGAAACTAGCTAAACATAATATAGAGTTGTAGCCAATGGATCTAATCGAAGCGAAGAAGAATTTAAATGCTTTGTGCAATGAAATAGAAAAGCTTCAAAATCTTTCACGCGGTTTGATGACGGCAAAAGAAATGGTCGAAATTGACGCGAAGATTAAAAGACACAAAGACCAAGTGAAGAATATTAGAAGTAACCTTCATGCGTGATGCAAAGCGACTTGCTGCAATAAGGAAGTTGCCATGCGTTAGATGCGGCTATCCTTACTCACAAGCGGCTCATTCTAATTCTGGTAAGCACGGCAAGGGTAAGGGAATAAAAGCCTCAGATGCGTTTACAGTGCCTCTCTGCCATAAGTGCCATTTCTTATTTGACACTTACCAACTAGGCACAAGACAAGAGTCGGAAGCTCTATTTGATGGTTGGTTAGAAAAAACAGAGCGGATGCTTAATCTTAAAGATGGTGAGGTGTTTTAATCATGTTAATTAAAATGAATACAGAACACTTGCGAATGACAGTGCTAAAGCAGATCGTCGATAATGCTACTAAAGCAATGGTTATTGATAGAAAAAGAACTCTACTTGATTGGATATTTCCATTTACACCAAAAAATATACAACTCAAAAAAATGCGGAAGCGTGGTGACAAGCTAGAACAATTTGAAGTAGCGCTAAGCAAAAATGAAGATGAGTTTTCCTATATTGAATTTCACGATGTAGATTTTATTTATAAGGGTTTGCATTGGTAATAAACCTTAGACGAAACATGATTGAATAAGCCACCCTCGGGTGGTTTTTTATTGCGAGGTCAAAATGGAACCTAGATTCGTCATCAAAAACCATTCTGACATCAACTATGTAATTGGCTATCTCAATACTAATCATGCAAAGGCAGCGAGTGAAGGGAAGCCTTTAGTTGTTACGATTACTTGTAAGCAAGAAAGCCTTTCAGCAGCACAACGAAGATTATATTGGCTCTGGATGACTGAATACGGAAACTATAGAGGTCTGGATAAAGAAGAGGCCTCATCATTCTTTAAATACAAATATCTTTCAGTAATTTATAACCGTGACAATGTTGGTGAATATCCTGAAACCTTCAGGACTATGAAGGAACTCAAAAAGACTGGTGCAAGCCAATATGAAGCTTTGCGGCAGTTTGTTGCTAATAGGATCAGCATCACAGAAGCAACAACAAAACAGATGAAAGAGTTCTTAAATGATATCGAAATCTTTTGTCTAAAGGATGGTGTGAAGCTCACATGTCCAGATGATCTTAAATATGTGATGGAGCATTAAAATGCTAACGTTAGAAAACACAGTGGCAAGCCTGTCTAAAGATGAAGCTCAAGATATTATCCATAGTGCAAAAGACCTTACAGAATCAGAAAAGATAAAACTTGTGGATATGGGTTGGTATCGTGACTCAAAAGGAGGTATGTGGCCGCCAACTAAAGGGGATATAATCAGTTTCCCTATTAAAAGAAGTGACCTCATGCCAAAAGAAAATCCAATAAACCAAACCAATCTTGCTATTGCTGCTTTATCTGCAAGCTTTGCTAATGCAATGAATAAAATTGACCCTCAGTTTTCAACTCTATTCTTAGAGGAAATAGAGAATAGATACCATGAACTACGTGAGATGGAGTTGGTGCACGTTGAGGCAATGGAGACCTTAACTTGGACCCGAGAATTTATTCAGAATAAGTAATAAGAGCCCTCTTCGGAGGGTTTTTTAATGGGTGTCGTTATGGCCTGTAAAGGATGCGAGGAACGTCGTGACTGGATCAAACAACAATTCGAACTGTTTAAAGAAAGATTGCAGTTGCGGAAACAAAGAAGTACTACATCTGCTCACTCAGATAGTGGAGCAAAACACAACACTGATTCAGCAGGTAGCACAGAAGGATCAAGTGATACTGGCAGCACTGGAACAGAACAATGAGTTGCTTATGCAGTTAAGCGAACAAGAGTCTGTTGTGGCGTACAGCAATAAGACGTTGGATTGAGGTGAATCATGGTCAAGCAATTAAGTGTTGCGAATATTGAATATGCAGGTGGTAAATCTGCAAAAGGAACAAAGGTAAAGCTAAGTGATGGTAGTTACTTGGCAGGTGTTAGCTTTGTTGAGACTACAGTAGGTGTTGATCAGGTGGCAGAAGTTCTTATCCGATTGACTCCAGACTTTGAGAATCCAAATGAAACTACAAACACTCAAGCCGAGATTGCAAATACAACGTGCCTCAAGTAAGAACAATTGGGGTTCAGGTCGTGGAGGTCGTCCTTGGCGTAGACTCAAGGCAAAGATACACCTAAGAGATAAGTACACATGCCAATGCTGTGGTGTAGTCACCATGGAGCTTGAGTTAGATCACATCGTTAATATTGCACAAGGTGGCAATGATGATGAATCAAACCTACAGAGCTTGTGTGTACCATGCCATAAAGAGAAGACATTGAAGGAGAGTAGACAATGAACAATGAAGAACTACTAGAGCAACTTGAATCAGTTGCTAACTTTATGCGTGGCATGCAGTTTGATCCACGTATCCCACAAGAAGCCAAAGAAGCTTTGAGTTACCGCGCTCAGAAGATTGATGAACTTGTAGAGAAATATCTAGAAAATTAAATTTTTCTGCAAGATACCATGGGGGGAAGGTGTTTCTTAAAAATCAAAAAATTACGGACACCGCCCGCCCTCTCATTTATAAAAAAATTTCCCATTTCATAAATATGTTAAAGGAGGGTATATGGCTTTAACAGAAAAAAAGAAGGCATTTGCCCTCGCAAAACGAAACGGTAAAGACAACAAAGAAGCGGCTATTTTAGCTGGATGCCCTGAAAAGACAGCATCTGCGGCAGGTGCGCGCTTAGCAAAAGACCCTGATGTTATTGCGCATCTGGAGCGACTTGAAGATGCCACACCTGAACAAGTTGTTAAACATGAGGTTAAGCCTTTAACAACCAGCACAACTATTCAGGCTGCCAAGAATTTAGCCGACCCTTTAGAGTTTTTAGAGTCTGTTTATTCTGATCCAGTTGAAGACATGGCTCTACGTGTACGCGCTGCCCAAGCAGCACTTCCGTACGTCCACGGCAAAGTAGCTGAAAAGGGTAAGAAAGAAACTAAAGCAGAAGCTGCGCGTGATGGTACTAAATCAGGAAAGTTTGCAACTTTGGATAATCAATTAATGAGTTAAATTATGACTTCAATGTCACCAGTCTGGACTACAGCTTGCCCAGATTGGGCGACACGTATTGTTGTTAAGCAGTCATTAATGCCATGTGAGCCACTATTCCCAAAAGTGGCAGACGTTGCGGAGCGTATATTTAAAGAGCTTATTCTTGTAGATGTGATGGGTAGCCCAAAGATGGGCGATGTCACATTGGAATGGGTGATTGAGTTTGTACGAGCGATCTTTGGTGCATACGATCCAAACACTAAGCGAAGACTAATCCGTGAATTTTTCCTTCTGATCTCCAAGAAGAATACTAAGTCTACGATTGCAGCAGGAATTATGCTTACTGCATTAATTCTTAATGATCGACAATCTGCCGAACTTATTATTCTGGCGCCTACAAAAGAAGTTGCTGATAACTCATTTAATCCAATCCGAGATTTTATACGCGCAGATGAAGAACTAAGTGAAAGATTTAATGTGTCTGAGCACACAAAGACTGTAACCCATTTGGGTACAGGTGCGACGCTTAAAGTTATTGCAGCAGAATCAAATGCAGCGGCAGGTAAGAAGGCTTCAATCATCTTGATCGATGAGGTCTGGCTATTTGGTAAACGTGCTAATGCTGAATCAATGTTTCGTGAAGCAAAGGGTGGTTTAGCATCACGTCCAGAAGGCTGTGTGATTTATCTTTCTACCATGTCAGATGAAGTGCCGTGTGGTGTATTTAAGCAGCTTTTAGACTATGCCCGTGATGTGCGTGATGGAATTAAAGAAGATAAAAGCTTTTTGCCTCTTATCTATGAGTTCCCAAAGTATTTAGTTGAAGCAGGCGAACACTTAAAACCTGAAAACTTTTACATCACAAACCCAAATTTAGGTGCATCGGTTGACCTTGAATATCTCATTTCAGAGTTTAAAAAGGTTCAAGATGCTGGCGAAGAATCACTTCGAGATTTCTTGGCCAAACACTTAAACATCGAAATCGGCATGAACTTACGTGCTAACCGATGGGCTGGTGCAGAGTTCTGGAATCAACAAAAACATGTTTTCGGCTTAGACCAACTAATTGAACAGTCAGATGTCATTACGATTGGCATTGATGGCGGTGGGTTAGATGATTTGCTTGGATCCGCGGTTTTAGGGCGTCTTAAAAAAGATCCTCGCATTTGGTGGCTTTGGAACCATGCATGGGCAAATAAGATTGCTTTAGAACGTCGTAAAGAGAATGTCCCTAAATATGAGGACTTCAAATCTGAGGGTTCTCTCACAGTAGTTGACCGCATCGGTGATGACATCGACCAACTAGCTGCAATTGCCAAGAAAGTCTATGACAGTGGCAAGCTCAATAAGATCGGACTAGATCCATTGGGCTTAGGTGGCCTTTTAGATGGCTTGCTTGAGGCAGGCATTCCAGAGGAAAGCATGTTTGCTGTGCCACAGGGATACAAGCTCATGTCTTACATCCTCACCACTGAGCGCAAGCTAGCAGAAGGAAATCTCTTCCATGCTGGACAACAGCTAATGACTTGGGCAGCAGGTAATGCCCGTGTCGTGATGGTTGGTAATGGTATGCGAATCACTAAACAGGAATCTGGTGTAGGGAAGATTGACCCATTAATTGCCACATTTAACGCAGTTGCTTTAATGAGCCTTAATCCAGTTGCCAAGAATTTAGACATTGATGATTATTTAGAGGACGTCGTGATAGCATGAGCGATTTACAAGACACGGGTTTTTGGACTCGTTTCTGGTCACGATTGACTGGAAGAACTCAATTAAAAAAAGGGGATACTTCATATCCTTTTGATAGTTATATTTCGTCAGGTGGTGCAGTTGTAACGCCTGAGACTGCTTTAAAACTGTCAGCGGTTTGGGCGTGTGTGAAATTACGTGCTGAAACTATCTCAACACTGCCTCTTCAACTTTATGATAGTGAAAAGCGTATAGCTGTTGACCATTATCTTTATCGTATTTTGCATGATTCGCCGAATGCTGACATGTGTGCTAGTGAGTTTTGGCAGGTACAAAGCGCTTGTTTAGACTTGTGGGGGAACTCATTCAACCTAATCACAAAGCGGTCAAATGGCGAAGTGATAGCCCTAGAGCCACTTTTTCCAAGTGAAATGATTGTAAAGCGCAATAAATCAGGTTCAATTGAGTTTCATTACACTGAGAACGGCAAGACCACAATTTATTCTGAAGACAAGATCCTCCACTTTAAAGGATTCACTTTAGATGGGCTTGTTGGATTATCTGCTATCCAATTCTTTGCACAAACCATTGGTATGCAATTTGATGCTAATAACCAAGCACAAGATTGGTTCAAAAATGGCTTAAAAGTTGGTGGATTCCTTGAAACAGGTGAGCAAACACTAACTAAAGAACAACGTCAAAGAATGCGAAACAACTTAGCTGAGTTTAGCCGCCCTGAAAATGCAGGAAAGTACATGGTACTTGAGGCTGGCATGAAGGTGTCAGGTGCAAGCAGTATCCGTATTAATCCTGTTGATGCTCAGTTATTGGAGTCACGATACTTTGGTATTGAAGAAATCTGCCGTGCTTTTGGGGTTCCACCTCAGTTAATTGGGCACACTAATAAGGCTAGTTCATGGGCGTCAAGTCTAGAACAAACCAATCAGGGCTTTTTGACTTATGCACTTAACCCTCAATTAGTGCGCTATGAGCAAACAATCGCTCGTAAGCTACTTTTGCCTCAAGACAAATACAAATACCGTCCTAAATTCTCGGTAGATGGTTTGCTGCGCTCTGACGTAGCTAAGCGTGGTGATTTCTACGTAAAAATGACGCAGAACGGTTTAATGACGAGAAATGAAGCGCGAGAGTTGGAGGATTTGCCAGCATCCACAGATCCAGCGGCCGATAAACTCACGGTACAAATGCAGATGGTGCCACTTGGAGAAAATCAGGGGAATCCTCAATGACTAGAAAAAGTTTTAATTTAGAGATCAAAGCCGTCCAAGAGGACGGTTTTTTTTCGGGCTATGGTGCCGTATTTGGAAATATTGATTGGTATAACGACGTAATTTTGCCGGGTGCATTTACAGCATCCATCGCCAAATGGCGCGCCAAAAATAAGATGCCGCCTGTTCTTTGGAACCATAACGATAGTGAACCTATTGGTGTCTACACAAACATCTATGAAGACGAAAAAGGCCTTTATGTTGAAGGCAAGTTACTTATAGATGACGTCCCAAGAGCCAAGTCTACTCATGCACTTTTAAAGGCTGGCGCTATAGACGGCCTAAGCATTGGCTACTCAACCAAAAAGGCTAATCAACAGACAAATGGCGTTCGCGAATTGGTTGAAGTTGACCTTAGCGAAATCTCGATTGTCACTCAGCCTGCAAATGAGCGCAGCCTTATCACGTCCGTGAAATCTAAATTAGATGATGGCGAACTGCCAACATTACCAGAATTTGAAAAATTCTTGAGAGAGTCAGGATTTTCAAAAAACCAAGCTACTGCAATCGCTAGCAAAGGCTTGCGTTCTCTTCTGAGCGAGTCAGAGGAAGAAATCAAAGAAGCGAAATCAATTTCTAATGCTTTAAATATTTTACAAGGAGTCAGCAATGTCTGAACAAAATCTAGAACAACTCGCTCAAGAGTTTAAGAAACACGTAGATACCGTTAAGGGTATTGCCGAAGAGTTTAAAGGCAAGCGTGAACATGGCGACAAAATTTCAGAAGATGCAAAAAACAAAGCAGATGAAGCCATTACCAAATGTAATGAGACTAAAGCTCGTTTAGATGAGCTAGAGCAAAAAATGGCGCGTCGACCAAATGACCAGCCTACTGAGCAAAAATCTTTAGGACGTCAATTTGTTGAATCTGAGCAATTTAAATCCCTCGTTGGATCAGCAGGTCAACGTGGTAAAGCTAACTTAGAAATTAAAGCCACCATTACCTCTGCAACCACGGATACGGCAGGGGCAGCAGGTGACTTGGTCCAAACTACACGAATTCCGGGCATTATTGCTCCACCTGACCGAAAGCTAACAATTCGCGACCTTCTAATGCAGGGCCGTATGGATGGAAATGCACTTGAATACGTGCGTGAGACTGGCTTCACAAATGGCGCTGGTATGGTAGCTGAAGGAACTAAAAAGCCTGAGTCTGACCTTAAGTTTGACCTTGTAAGTACAACTGCCAAAGTTATCGCGCATTACATGAAAGCTTCGCGACAGATCCTTGATGATGCTTCACAATTGCAGTCATACATTGATGGCCGTTTACGTTATGGTTTGGCTTTCAAGGAAGAGCAGCAGATCCTTAACGGTGATGGTACAGGTCAAAACCTTTTGGGGATTATTCCTCAAGCGACTGCCTATGTTCGCCCAACTGGTGTAACACCATCACAGGAAACGATCATTGATACTTTGCGCTACGCAATGCTTCAAGCGATTCTTGCTGAATATCCTGCAAGTGGTCATGTACTTAACCCGATTGACTGGGCAAGCATTGAAACACTGAAAGACACAACTGGCCAATACATTATTGGTAATCCACAAGGCACTTTAAACCCGACTTTATGGGGCCTTCCAGTTGTTGAAACGCAAGCGATCACAGCAGGTAAGTTCTTGACTGGTGCCTTCTCAATGGGTGCTCAGATCTTTGACCGTTGGTTATCTCGTGTTGAGGTGGCAACAGAGAACGAAGACGATTTCGTTAAGAACTTGGTGACAATTCTTGCTGAAGAACGTCTAGCTTTAGCGGTTTATCGTCCAGAAGCATTTGTTTACGGTAATTTGGCACCGGCCGTAACGCCTTAATTGAATAGGGGCGAAAGCCCCTTTCTTTTTGGAGATAGAAATGAAGTACGAAGTTAAACGTGAACATTTTGGCGATCAGTTTTATAAAACTGGTGACACTCGGGAAGCTGATCCAGCAACAGTAAAACATTTGGTAGACAAAGGCGTTCTGGCAGAACCACAAGAAGAAAAGAAGCCAGTTAAAAGCACAAAACAGGTGAAATCAGAATGATTACTTTAGATCAGGCAAAATTACACTGTCGCATTGACGAAGATGAAGAAGATTCGTTGATTTTAAAATGGATTGCAGATGCTGAAGAGGTAATTCAAAACGATTTAGATCGTAAAGTGATTGTGAGTGAGTCTGATCGAGTAGATGAAACCGATATTTTAGATAATGATTGGCTAGATTCAGCAAGATTAATTTACGTTCAATATCGATATAGCAGAAGCACAGAAGGCAAGCCTAGAGCTTACTGGGATTTATTACAAAAATTCAGAATTATGGGGGTTTAAATGTCAGATTTAGCACCCGAACTTAGAAATAGAGTAATTATTCAAGCATACACAGAGCCGGGCCGTGATGAAGATGGCTTCCCAATAGAAGGCGGTTGGTCTGAATATAAAAAGCTTTGGGCTAAGGTCACGCCACTTTCTGCTAAAGATTTAATTGCAGCACAAGCCGACCAATCCGAAGTAGTTGCACGAATGAAAATCCGTTATCGGGAAGACATCACGACAAAGATGCAAGTTCTTTGGAAAGGTCGAATTTTTTCAATTAAAAGCCAAGCTTTAGATGACAGTGAAGACTCATACACTTACTGTACTTTCTTGCTTGGCCAAGGGGTAGAAAGATCCAAGTGAGGTGCCTATGGCTGGTGTTGAGGTTAAGTTTGATGGTATTGAAGAGTTATCGAGAAGAATGAAGCTGATAGCTGATTCCAAAACAGCAAAGCGAATAGCGCGTAAAGCAGCTCGGCAGGCCATGAATATTGTCCGTGATGCAGCGAGAAATGCCGCAAAATCAATTGATGATCCTGAAACGCCAGAGAAGATTTTTAAGGAAATTGTAGTTCAGGGCGGAAAAACGCGTGATCGTAATTCAATTGTGATTCGGGTTGGTATTCGCGGTGGTGCAAAAATACCCTATACCAACAATGCACAAAACAGAAGATCGGGAAGGGTTGGAAAAACCTATCAAACAGATGGCAGAGTGTTTTATTGGCGATTCCTTGAGTTTGGCACCAGTCGACAACCAGCAACCCCATTTATGCGACCAGCACTAGCAAACAATGTTCAAAAGGTCACAGATACTTTCAGTCAGTCTTTCAGTGCCGAACTAGACAAGGAAATAGCAAAACTATGAGCTTTCTTCCAATTTATCGAACTCTCAATGCAGATGCTGCGGTTAAGGCTATTTTGGGCAATGATTTGCGTGTTTATGAGGATTTAGCGCCTTTAGATACGCCTACTCCTTATGCAGTTTGGCAAGAGGTAGGTGGAAGTGCTGAAAATAGCCTTGATTGCCCCGCTAAGACTGATCATGTCATGTATCAGGTGATTGTGTACGACACTAACCAAAAGCGTGCCTATGAGGCGCGTGAAGCAATTAGAAAGGCTTTGGAAACACAAAGCTATATCTTAAATCCGCGAATAAGCAACTACGAAACAGACACAAAGCTTTTTGCTCGTGGATTTGACGCAAATTGGTTTTTAGACCGCTAAATCACAAAAAAACCTGATCTACTTTTAACCGAACCTGTCTTTAGTGGCAGGTTTTTTTATGCCTGAAATTCAGGCAACCACTGGCTAGGCTGATCCCCGAAAAGAAGATGGTCGTTTCGACTACTCATTGCATCTTCCTGCCAGTGTTCTTTTATTCAATGAGTGGTCGGAGCATGACAATGAATGCAATTGTGAAAATTGAAAATCAAACTCCATTTATCGAAGTTGAATTAAATGGAAAAGTCCAACTCGGCGTGAATGCGCGTGACCTACATAAAATGTTAGAGGTTAAGACGGACTTTTCGGATTGGATTAAGCGACGCATTAAACAATGTGGCTTTGAAGAGAATTTTGATTTTATTAAGCTCCTCAAAAAAGAGGAGCTTTCAAAAACAGGACAAAACCTAATTGAGTACATCATCTCGGTGGATATGACCAAACACCTTGGGATGATGGAGCGCAATAAAAAAGGTCATGAGATCCGCAAATACTACATCGAGCAAGAGGAATTGGCTCGTCAACTCAAAGATGGGCTACAGGTACGCATTGGCAAGCTTTCAGCACAACTTGAGCTGATTACCCAATCTCTGTCAGGCGCAGCAAGCTTTCTATCAATCCATGGTAAGCAAACAAAGCCAGCTATGCTTAAAGAATTGGATGATCTGATTAAGGAAGCGCAACCATCCTTAGATTTTGATGAGGATAAAGATAATGACAAATAATGTTCCTGCTTACATTGTGGTGGAGTGCAGACCAAGCACAGAAGAAGATGGTTATGCCGATATTGTTATTCATAACGACACCTACATTTTTGAAAGTGTAGAGCCGACAGAAAACCTGCGCGCAGCAATGCTAATAGCTATTGATATTGAGCGAACCAAGCCAAACCATCGACACATTACACTGCATGCCGAAAGCATCCTGAAACTATGCAAAGGCATACAGGGTGAAACCATAGATTCCAACAAACATTAAACCCCGCCAAGTGCGGGGTTAATTATTTCCAAACCAATGCCGCCGAAAGGCGGTTTTTTATGCCTAAAATTTGAGGAGTAGCTACTCATGGCAGTTTTACGTACACAAGGTACTAACGTTTTTATCTCTGATGGCACGGCCATTACTAAAGCAATCTGTATTACTGCAATCGATTTAGGCAGTGATAGTACTTCTAAGCTTGAAAATACATGTTTAGAAGAAACAAGTTCAAAGTCTTACTTAACAGGTTTGAATGATCCAGGTGACGGTTCAATTACTTTTAACCTAGATCCAGAAAACGACACACATGTTCAACTTCTTAAATGGGCAGATGCGCACAAAGAATTAACTTTCTACATTGGTGCAAGTGACGGCACAGCAGAGCCGACAATCGCGACAGGCACAGTGACAGTTCCAACGACTCGTACATTCTGGACTTATAAAGCTTCACTAGCTCCTTCAACTCCAACATTTGAAGCTGACTCACTCGTAAGCTACCAAGTCACGATGCAGCGTAGCACTGGTGTTCAGATTATTCCTAAAGCTTAATCAAGTGCCCCGAAAGGGGCTTATTTTATGGTGAAAAGAAAAATGGCTAAGAAAAATACAGCATTAAGTTTAAAAGATATTGCACAAGGTGCATTGATCGGTGAAATCCGTGAAGCAGTAGTAGAGTTTCTGCACAATGGCAAAACAGAAACAGTGGATGTCCGACTTAAACAGCTACCATTTGCAGTGACTGAGCCACTGTATACACGCCTGCAAAAAGGTGAAAACGTATTTGCTGAATGGGTTTCATTATGTCTTGTTGACGAAAATGGCGATACTTACTTGACTAAAAAGCAGGTTGAAGAGAACTTTACTCAGCCTCTAGCAAATGCTTTGTTCCCAGTGATTATTGGTCTTGATGAGATTAAGAAAAATAGCGAGGGAAAGTAGAAATAACCCCCGATCTAGAATTGTTGATGGAATTGGCAATGAATGGAATTGGGGGGAACTCAATCGAATCTGTAAAAATGAACCTTACTCTTTCTGAAATACGTCTTTGGGCTGAATATGTTAGGATGCGTGGAAGTTTAAATACTGGGCGCAGGGTAGAGCAGGTTATAGGCTCATTTATGGCCCTTTATAGGAATACGAACAGAGGCAAAGGCAGCAAAGCAGCAGATCCTAGAGATTTTATGCCTCATGAAAGCAAACCTGAGCCACAGGATCTAGAAAGTTTCTTGAAGGCAAGTACAAAGGTAGGTAAGGTGTAAATCTTAAGATAAGAAACTTAAATGACTTATTGCGAGATTTACATGAAGAAACTGTTTTTAATTCTGCCATTTTTAGCTATAGGTGGCTGTGTAACACCTGCGACTCAATTGTTGAATAATAACTTTAGTGAAGTTCAGCCGAAAGCTCCAAGTGCCACTGGTATTTGGACAGTTTCAATTGGCCCGGGTATTTCTACCATTAAACTAGATGGCGATGGAACTGGTGTGCTATGTGAAGACACAAGCGGTCATGTTGTTCTAAATAAGATCAAATATTCTGACAATATGATCTACGTACAGAATGGTATGACATTAAAAGTTGCCGCTTTGAGTAAGGACCGCCTTGAAGCAAAAACTACACTAAGTGCTTTTAATCAGAATATGATTTATAAGGCAGATAATGATTTAAAAAGCGCTTCATCTAAATGCGCTAAAGAACTATAAGTTTTCAACTACCCGAACCCGACCAAGTGTCGGGTTTTTTATTGTCCGGAGAAAAGTAATGGCAACAAGTTCACTTGGAAGATTAACCCTAGACCTTTTAGTGAAATTGGGGTCATTTGAAAGTGGTATGAGTCAGGCAGAGCGAAAAGCCAAAGATACTGCTAAAAACATGTCCAATGCATTTAAGGGTTTTAGTGATCAGTTAAATCAAAGCATTGGTGGCACTCAACTTGGTTCATTCATTGAAAACTTTTCCACTAAGTTAGGTGCAATGCGTGGTGGAATCCTTATGGCTACAGCAGCTTTATCTGGTATGGCTGTTGGTGGCGCAGCAGTTGCTGCAGGTGGTCTTGCTGTTCTATCCATTCAAGTAGCCAAAAATAATGTTGAGTTAGCTAGATTTGCAGCTTTGGCCAATACATCAGTTGAGACATTCCAAGGCTTAGCCGGTGCTGCTGCTACTTATGGAATTACTCAAGAGCAACTATCAGACCAGTTAAAAGACTTTAACGAGAAGATTGGTGAGTTTGCATCAGTTGGCGGTGGTGAAGGTAAAGACTTCTTTGAGCAAATCGCAGTTAAAACTGAGAAGGGAGCAGAAGGAGCAAAAAAACTAGCTGAAGAAATGTCTAAAATGGACGGTGTTTCAGCACTCCAACTCTATGTTGATAAGCTTCAAGAAGCTGGTTTAAATCAACAACAAATGTCTTTCTACCTTGAAAACATGGGTAATGATTTTACTAAATTGGCTCCTTTGCTCATTAATGGTGGTGCGCTTTGGAAAGACTACCAAAAGGCTATGGAAGAGGCAGGGATTATCACCGGCCAAGAGGCTATTGAAAAATCTATTGCTTTGGCATCTCAAACTGAATCATTGCAAATGCAATTCTCAGCTTTAAAGAATAACCTTGCTCAAGCTGTAATGCCTGCTTTAAGTTCACTTATTGGTTACTTTCTTGAAGGCTCTGGAAAGGGTGGCCAATTCTCGGGGATTGTTGAAGCTGTTGGTATAGCGGCAAAAGGTGCTTCTGTATTTATTATTGCTCTTTCAGCAGGTGTTAAATCCTTAGTCCAAATTATTGGCGGGGCGTTAAGTGTTTTAAATAACTTTGGAAGAACTGCAATTAACTTTGTGACAGCTTCAACTTTTAGAGAGAAGGGGCAGGCACTTGTAGATGGATTTAACAATAATGGAAAAATCCTTGTTGATACTACCAAGAGTGTAGTTGAGAACAGTAAACAGGCTTTTGGTTCAATTTCAAATATTGTCACTAATCAAGCAGGCAATTACGACAAATTGACTCAATCAATTATTAATAACCGAAAAGCCCAATTAGAGTGGACTAAGGGTGTGAAGGGTGGTGTTACTGCCGGTATCGCCCAAAACAAAGCACTAAACCCTACTGCCAAAAAAGAAACAGCCAAAAAGACAAAAGATGATAAGTCTGCTTTGGAAAAAGCCAAGCGTGAGCAAGAGCGTATAGAGAACGCTCAGCAATCTATCATCATGCAATATGCCGACAAAGAGCTTCAAATTAAATTGAAGTATGAGGAAGATAAGAAAAAGATTGCAGAGGCCTTTGCTAAAGACCCAGTTAAACGTGATCTTTATTTATCAAAGGCAGAAGAGACGTATAAGCGTGATGTTGCTGCATTCAAGCAAGCACAGCGTGAAAAATATGAATCTTATAAAAATGATCTTTTAGCCCAGATGGCAGATGCAGAAGATGCTATTGCGCTCTCCTCAATTTCTCGCAGATTTGGACAAGGTCACGAATATAATATTGCCAGCATGAATGTAGCATCACGTAAGGCCAAAGATGCTGAACTTGATGCATATGCAAACAACGTAAACCAAATTAACCGTGATTATGATGATCCGGCTGAGGCTCAAAAGCGATATGAATTGCTAGAGCAGGCGAAAGCTACGCATATCGCAAAAATGAAGGCTCTAGATGTTGATTATCACGACAATGCTCGCAAGTTAATTGATGATCAACATAACGCCACCTTAAGCATGTATGGAGCATTACTCTCCCAAAGTTCTTCAGTTTGGGGGGATATGACCCAGATGATTAAAGACAGAGCTGGGGAGCAATCTGCTACGTATAAAGCTATGTTCTTGATGCAACAAGCAATGGCAATTGCTTCGGCTTTGGTTTCTACACATTTGGCTGCCGCACAAGTCATGGCTGATCCTTCTGCATTAACACTTGCTCAAAAAACAAGTTATGCAGCAATGATTACAGGTTTGGGCTATGCGAATGTTGGCCTAATTGCAGCACAGACCATCGCTGGTTTCTCATCTGGCGGCTACACAGGCAACATGGGCCGAGGTGATGTAGCTGGTGTGGTTCATGGTCAGGAATATGTATTGAATGCCGCAGCTACTAAGCGAGTCGGTGTTGATACATTGAACGCCATCAACTCTGGTGGGAGTTTGGAGAGAACAGTTTCATCTTCTGGACAGCCTGTCACTATTCAAGTCTATGTAACTGATTCAGGTGTAAATACCAATGGTGCTAATACTCAGGACCAGAAGCAGCTTGGGCAAATGATCGGCAATGCAGTTAGATCAATCATCCGGCAAGAGCAGCGACAAGGCGGTTTATTATCAAAGTAACCCACTCTCTTGAGTGGGTTCATTGTATTTGGAGGTTATTGTGCAAGATGAAGAAATTCAGAATGGAGCCATTCAATCAAAAGAGTGTATGCTTGATCGTAGTTTTCAGGAGCTTGAGCATTTAGGAACACAGAATACACACGACTTGGAGTATTGTCGTAAATTGATGCATGGAATGCCTCCCATATCAGATGATGTCTTAAAGCTTCTGAAAACTCACTAGAATATTTGGTGGCTAGATAATTTAAGAATTGTTCGTCTAGAGTATCCACATCTACACTTGACACATTAATATTCGGTCTAAAACAGAACTCGATATATGCCCACCAGCAGTTTTCTTTTTCTGGGTCTTTCTCGATTAAACATCCAAGTGTCATAAAAGCTGTGTTTTCTTTATTCAAGTGGTAAATAGCTGTCTTTAATCTTGGTGTAAATTGAAGCTCATGTATTTCATCAATGCGCTCAGGCTCCTTGGTTAAATCAATAGCTCCAATATTAGTGCGACCATCTTCTAAATCTGCTTTAAACGGCCAAATTTTATAGGTATCTTGCGTGGGCTTATTAATCGGCATGCTATAATTACTCAGTTAGTTAGATAGTTGTGGTGACTAAATACTAACACGCAACCCGTTCTTTTTAGGACGGGTTTTTATTTGGAGTCTAAAAATGAAATCTCTTAGAAAGCAAAAACGTCGATTTACTTTGAAAGAACACCAAAAATCAGAAATGACTTTAGCTGCGCAAATTGGTGAAGCTGTAAAGAAAATAATTCTGAAAGATAAACGACAAGGAGGCTTACTTTCTAAATGAGCAACCTTAAATTCACTTTCGAATGCGACTTAGACGGAAATAGTAATACTCAGCGCTTTAATACGTTATCAAGCAAATTTGGTGACGGTTATGAACAAAACATTGCTGTAGGTATCAATAACCGAGCTGGTGAATGGACTTATCAAAGAACGGCTTATAAAGCCGAAATTATGCAAATCAAAGCGTTCTTCGATCAGCACAAGGGAGCTGACTCGTTTCTTTGGGATTCACCTTTAGACGGTGAGGTCCGAGTAAAAACAGGTGAATATCAACCCCGCTGTTTGGGTGGTGATGTTTGGCAAATCTCAACGACTTTCACCCAAGTCTTTTACCCTTAATTTAAACCTCTTTAAAGCCCCTTTTTAGGGGCTTTTTTTTATGCGAGTAAGAAAATGACTAAGCAAGTTATTAATGTTGGTTCAGCTGCAAATGACGGATCAGGAACACCAGCCCGGACAGCCTTTCAGTATATAAACGCAAACTTTACTGAAGTTTATGACTTCCTAACTGGAACCACTAATGCAACTACACTCCCCGCAGCTCTACCAATTGCAAAGGGTGGTACAGGCGCAACTACGGCAGCGGGTGCACGAGCTAACCTAGGTGCAGCGGCAAGTGGTGTAAATAGTGATATTAGTGAGCTTAAGGGACTCACAACCCCTTTATCAATTTCTCAGGGAGGATTAGGAGCTAATAATGCACAGACAGCTAGAATGAATTTGGGATTAGGAACTGCTGCCATACTCACATCAACAACAAGTCAATATGATCCTACGCCGGGACGAG